CGCTCGCGCCAACTTTCGGGCAAAGATTGGCGGTCTCAGGGGATTTATGGGGTTTGAAAATAGCGGGAGGCGCCCGCAACCGTCCGCGTTGACGGTGCTCCGCGGGAACCCGAGTCGTAAAAAGCTCAATGAAAATGAGCCACGTCCACCGTCTGGAGAGGTGGTCAAGCCGACGGCCCTCTCCGACTCCGCTGGCGTGGTCTGGGACGAATTGGCCCCGATTTGCCTCGCCATGGGCACCTTGACCACCGCCGACGTGCGGGCATTTGCCACGATGTGCGAACTTCAGGCGACGTTTACGGCGGCGATGGTGGCGAAGGGCGGGCCGGCGTTCGATGCCCGATTGGAACGGGACACGGCCAACGCGCTCAGGCCGTGGGTGGCCCTGTTCGGGCTGGAGCCGGTGAGCCGAGCACGGATCTCGGTCCCGAAGAAGCCGGACGAGCCGGTGTCGAAGTGGGCGGGGGCGCTGAAGTGAGGGCGGAAACCCAGGCGGCTAGAGCGGTGCGGCTCATCAACCAACTCACGCACACGAAGGGGCCGTTTGCGGGGCAACCGTTCAACCTGCGGCGCCCGTGGCAGGTGGGTATCGTCAAGCGGATGTTTACCACCCGCCGCGACGGCCTGCGACAATACCGGACTTGCCTCCTGATGTTGCCGCGGAAGAACGGCAAGTCTGAACTGTGCGCGGCGCTGGCAATCTACTTCCTGCTCTTTGACGGGGAGATTGGCGCGGAAGTCTACAGCGCGGCCTCGGACAAGGACCAGGCGGCGCTCGTGTTCAACGTCGCGGCGCAGATGATTCGGAACGATCCTGAACTCCTGGCCCAATGCGAGATCATCGATTCCCAGAAGCGGATCGTGCATCGCAAGTCCGGCAGCTTCTACCGCGCCATTTCGGCCGAAGCCTACAGCAAGCACGGCTTTAACGCCTCGGTCGTCATCTATGACGAGCTCCACGCAGCCCAGAACCGGGAACTGTGGGACGTGCTCTCCACCAGCCAAGGGGCGCGGGCGCAACCTTACATGATTGCCATCACCACGGCCGGCTATGACCGGCATTCGATTCTCTGGGAACTCTACGCGCACGCGAAGAAGGTGGAAGAGAACCCGAGCCTCGATCCGACCTTCCTGCCGATTCTGTATGAGGCGCCGATCGATGCCGATTGGACGGACGAAAAGGTGTGGAAGAAGGCGAACCCGGCCCTCGGGGACTTCCGGAGCCTGGAGGACATGCGGATCGCCGCGGCGCGGGCCAAGGAAATCCCGGCGCAGGAAAACACGTTCCGGCGGCTGTATCTCAATCAGTGGACGGAGCAGGCGGCGCGGTGGATTTCGATGCCGGCCTGGGATGCGTGTTGCGTGACGGAGGCGGCATGACCCGAGCGGAGTATCGACAGCGGTTGCTCGGCCGGCGATGTTACGTCGGGATGGACCTGAGCTCCACGAAGGACTTGACGGCGACCGTGGCGGTCTTTCCTGACGATGACGGCTTTGACGTGCTGGCCCAGTTCTTTGTGCCGAAGGACGCCATCCTCGAGCGGTCGCGACGGGATCGGGTGCCCTACGACCAGTGGGCGCGCGAGGGTGAGTTGGTCGTGACGCCTGGTCCGACGGTCGATTACGAGGTGGTGCGCCAGCGGTTGAAGGATTGGGCGGCGGAGTTTGACGTGCGGCATATCGCCTTCGACCCGTGGAACGCCACGGATCTGGTGACGCGGCTCCAGGAGCAGGACGGCTTCGACTGTATCCCGATGCGGCAGGGTTTCGCGAGCCTGTCCGCCCCGACGAAGTCCTTAGAAAAGGCCATTCTGTCCCGCACGCTGCGCCACGACGGCCACCCGATTCTGCGGTGGAACATCTCGAACGTCTCAGTCGAAAGCGACCCGACCGGCAACCTAAAGATCTCGAAGAAGGTCTCGACGGAACGCATCGACGGGGTGGCGGCGCTGGTCATGGCGGTCGATCTTATGGAGCGGAACCGGCACGCCGTGGAGCCGGCTTACCAGATGTTCGTGCTTGGTGGGGGCGCATGAGTCCACAGGTGAATCGCCGCGGCCGGCCGTCCGTCTCGCCGAAAGAGGCCTCCACCGACGTGCATTTGACCATGTCGGAGAGCCTCTATGACCGGGCGTTTCAACGTGCCATGTATCAGCGGGTGTCGGTGCAAGACATCATCCGGAAGGCGCTCGACAAGGATTTAAGAAACCCAAAATAGACGGCCCTGTGTCGCCTCCGTAGCATTGGGGCCACTCCATGCTCACGCGGGCGTATAGCCTTCTCGATCACGTCAAGACCATCGACGAACACGAGCGCATCATCGAAGGCGTCGCGAGCACGCCCGAAGTCGATAGGGCCGGTGACGTAGTCGTGCCTGACGGCGCCGTCTTTCGATTGCCCATGCCGCTCTTGTGGCAGCATCGCGCCGATTCTCCCATTGGGCATGTGCTCGCGGCGACGGTTACGAAGGCGGGCATCAAAATCCGCGCGCAGATTGCGAAGGACACCGGCCTCCCCGATATTGACCGCGCCTGGACGCTCATCAAGGCGGGCCTCGTGCGCGGCCTCTCGATTGGGTTCAAAGCCCTCACGATGGAGCCGCTCAACGCGAAGGATCCGTGGGGCGGCCAGAAGTTCCTGACATGGGAATGGATGGAACTCTCCGCGGTGACGATTGCCGCGAATGCCACGGCCTCGATTCACACGATTAAAACACTGGACCTGGCGCAACGCGCCACTCAGCCCTCCTATGGGGGCACCGTCAACACACCCTCGCCTTCCTATGTGGGCGGCTCCCAACAGAAGGAGTCGCGCATGGCGACACCCATTGGCGATCAGATTACCTCGGCGATTGCCGAGCTGCAGACGAAGCACGCCCGACTCGAAGAACTGAACACGCGGGAGACGGCCGATGGCAGTCTCGAAGAGCACGAAGTCGGCGAGCGCAACGCGCTGTCCGGCACGGTCGTGTCCTTGGCGGGCAAGGTGAACAGCCTCAAGGCGCAGGAAGCCGCACAGGCCGCGATGGCCCGCACGGTCGTGGCGAAGGCCCCCACGGGCGACGTGCGCGAGGCCCATCAGCCGCAATCGCATGTGGTCATGGGCGAGGCGCCGGAGCAGAAGTTGCCGCCCGGCATCGAACTGTCCAAGTATGTGATTTGCCGCGCGGCGGCACTCCGGACGGGCATCTCGGCGCTGGAGTTGGCGAAGCATCACTTCCCCGGCCTGACACGCATTCAGGCGCTACTCAAGGAAGTTGTGCCGGCCGGGTCCACGCTGGACTCGACGTGGGCGGGGCCGTTGGTCTACCCGACGAACCTCGTGAGCGAGTTCATCGAGTATCTCCGACCGCAGACCATCATCGGCCGTATCGACGGCATGACCCGCGTCTCCTTCAATTCCCGCATCGGCGGCGAAACGTCGGGCGGGGCGGGCTACTGGGTCGGGCAGGGCAAGGCGAAGCCGCTCACCAAGGGCGACTACAACGAGACGACCATCCCGTTCACGAAGGTCGCGAACATCGCGGTTCTGACGGACGAGCTGGTGCGGTTCTCCAGTCCCTCGGCTGAAGCGCGCGTCCGCAGTTTGCTCGTGCGGGCGTTGCAGGAACGGCTCGACATCGACTTCATCGATCCCGCGAAGACGGCGTCGGCGGGCGTCTCCCCGGCCTCGATCACGAACGGTATCGCGAATCTGAACGCCTCGGGCGTGACGCTCGATGCGGTCGACGTGGACGTGCAAGCCCTGATGAACTCCTTCATCTCGGCGCACATCATGCCGACGCACTGGATCATGCCGAACAGTGTCGCGCTGGCGCTGTCGCTCATGCGGACGTCGCTCGGGGCCTATGCCTTCCCGACGATCAACATGAACGGCGGGACGTTCTACGGGTTGCCGGTGGTCACGTCGCAGTATGCGATTCTCGGCACGCCTGCGAACAACCTGATCGTCCTGCTCGCCGCGCCGGAAATCTTCCTGGCGGACGATGGCGGGTTCTCGATGGACCTGAGCCGCGAGGCGTCGCTCGAGATGGACGACGCGCCGGTCATGGATGCCGGATCGCTCGGATCGCCCGCCGGGGCGACTGGGTCGGTGGTCGTGTCGATGTTCCAGACGAACAGCGTCGCGCTGCGCTGCGAGCGCTACATCTACTGGACGCGGCGGCGGAATGCCGGCGTGGCCTGGATGGACGACGTGCAGTGGTCCGCCGGCACCGCATAGGAGCCTGACGGCGTAACTCGGACGCGCATCCGTTGGGGATAACTGACGGGTGCGCGTTTCTCTATGTGAGGGTGGATGTTCCAACCGGCACGATTCGTTGGCCCTGTGATCGGTGAGTGCACCGTCGCGCAGTCCCGTGTCGAGAGCCTAGGTCGTTCTCTGTTTATCTCGTGGCCGGCTGGAGCCACATCTAGACCTTTTCGAGTGCCGTCTAGTGGCGTCGTCGGCCGCTTACCTAGGGCGCAGCCGATACCGCCACTATACCTCGGGTGCGAGGGTTGATGTTCAACGGGATATGGCTGGTCGCCTCGGAGCCCTTGGAGTTGCAGGGGCGCGAGATACAGACCGGCGAGCGGTTCCAGATCTCCCGCATTCACTCGGGCGCGCTGCTCGCCCAGGGCCGCGCCACGGTCGCGCCGAAGCGTCCACCTGAGCCCCTTCCGGACCCTCCCACTCCACGACGGCGGCGTCCGCGCAAGTTAACGACCTCCACCATCACGCCTGAGACGCCCGAGGCCCCTGAGCCGTCGCGCACCTATCAGCGCCGCGATCTGGAGCCGGAACCGTGACCGACGTGGCCAGCGATTACGTGCTTCAGCCGATTGCCCCGCCTGATCGGCAGAATCCCAACGCACAGGTGCGAGACTTCGGAGTGCTTGGCTCGGCCTTGCTCTGGCTGTGTCTCTGTGCCGTTTCCGGTGCGGCCGTGATGACGACTGGCGTGTTCATCCTCGCCGGTCTGGGATGGGCGCTGATTGCAGTCAGCGTGTTCCTCTTCGCAGTCGCGGGATTGATCCGAACAGGTATCGTGAATGGCTAACGTCTCGCTTGTGCGGGCCATGACGACGGCCTTGACGGTCAAGGCGCCCGTCGCGGCGATGAGCCCCGCGAATAGCGCCGGCCTCATGGTGGGGTCACGCGGCGGCTGGCACTCGATTATCCGCGAAGGGTTCACCGGGGCCTGGCAGTGCAACATTGAGACGCCCCTCTGCGACCTCCTGCAGCATCCGACCGTCTTTGCCTGCCTGCGGCTCATTTCGGGCGACGTCGCGAAGACGCGCTTTGAGTTGGTGCGGGAAGAGGAGAACGACGTCTGGGCGCCGACCGAAAATCCGGCCTTTTCGCCCGTCCTGCGCCGCCCGAACCACTATCAGACGCCGTTTCACTTCCGCATGGTGTGGATGCTGTCGAAGCTCATCCACGGCAATACGTATGCGCTGAAGCAGCGGGACGCGCGCGGAGTGGTCACGGACCTGTATGTGCTCGACCCGGCGCGCGTGAAGCCGCTGGTGGCGCCGGATGGCTCCGTCTTCTACGAACTGAACACCGACAACCTCTCGCAACTCCCAGAGGCGGTCGTAGTCCCAGCGCGCGAGATCATGCACGACCTCTGGAACTCGTTTTACCATCCGCTCGTCGGGATTTCGCCGCTCTATGCCTGTGGGATCGCGGCCATGCTCGGCCTGAAGATTCAGGCGAATAGCGCGCACTTCTTCGGCAACGGGTCGCAACCGGGTGGCATCCTGACGGCGCCTGGCGCCATCTCGGAAACCACGGCGCTTCGTCTCAAAGAAAACTGGGAGCGGAACTACGGCGGGCAGAACCGCGGGCGTATTGCGGTGGTCGGAGACGGCCTGACATATGAGGGCCTGGCCGAGTCGGCGGACAAGTCCCAACTGAATGAGCAGTGGTCGTCCGCCTGTGAGGCGATTGCGAACGCCTTCGGGGTGCCGTGGTATCTCGTCGGCGGGCCACAGCCGCCGTATAACAACATTCAGGCGTTGAATGTCCAGTATTACACCCAGTGCTTGCAGCCGTTGATGACGTCGTTTGAGTCCGTCATGGACCACGGCCTCGGACTGGCACCGGATAAAGTCGGCGGCGTGCGGCTCGGGACGCAGTTCAACGTCACCGATCTGCTCCTGATGGACTCGTCGACGATGATGGACGTCATCTCCAAGGGCGTCGGCTCTGGGGTATTGACGCCGAACGAAGGCCGCGCCCGGCTGAACCTCGGGCCGATGAAGGGTGGCGGGACACCGTATCTGCAACAGCAGAACTGGAGTCTTGCGGACCTCGATGAGCGGTCGAAGAATCCCATCCTGACACCGCCGACCCAGACGCCTGTCACCACTGAGCCTGAAGAAGCGGACGAGGACGACGTCGAAGCGGCCTTCGCGGTGATGCTGCGCAAAGAGTTGGAGTTATCCCAGTGACGCCGACAGAGATCGCGACGCTCACGAAGGCGCTCGGCCCGGTCATCCGCGAGTTTGCCGCCAAAGAGAATGCCGCCCTGCGTGCGGAGAATGCGGCGCTTGTGGCACGCGTGACGGCCTTGGAAAGCCAGAAGGCGCTCGTGCCGCGTGATGGCCGAGACGGCGTGACGATGGCCGAGATGGCGCCGTTGCTCGCCGCCGAAGTGCATAAGGCTGTCGCAGCGTTGCCCAAGCCGAAAGACGGCGATCCGGGGAAGGATGCGCAGCCACTCGATTTCGATGAGGTCGTGGAGCATGTCTTGGCACTCGTGCCAAAGCCGAAGGACGGCGATAAGGGCGACAAAGGCGATCCAGGCACGAATGCGTCTGCGCCTGACCTCGACACGATTGTATCGCGCGTGCTCGCGCTCGTGCCGAAGCCCGAGAAGGGCGATCCTGGCCTCGACGGTCATGACGCGGACGCCCCAGACGTAGACGCGATTGTGGCGCGTGTCGTCGCCGCGATTCCGAAACCGAAGGATGGCCAGGACGGCAAGAGCATCGACGTGGAGGCGGTTGTCTCTCGTGTCTACTCCATGGTGTCCAAGGACGTCGGGTTAATTCCTGTGCCGAAAGACGGGGAGGACGGCGTCAGTGTCACCGTTGACGATGTGATGCCGTTGATCGTGCGCGAGATTGAGCGGCGCGTGGCGGCTGTTCCTCTCCCGAAGGATGGGACCGGGTTCACGAGTGCGCTTATCGATCGCGCGGGCCATCTCGTGCTGACGCTCTCAGACGGCACGACGCAGAACGTCGGGGCTGTGGTCGGAAAGGATGTCGATCCGGCTGATGTGGAACGGGCCATACACGCGCAGCTTGCGACGTGGCCGAAACCGAAAGACGGGCAGGACGGCCATGACGGCCTCGGGTTCGATGACTACGACGTGTATCTGGATGAGACGCGCGGCCTGGTGCTTCGCCTGTGTCAAGGGGAGCGCGTGAAGGAGTTCGTGTTGCCTTCTACGTTCTATACGGGGGACTGGGAGCCAGGCAAGGAGTATCCCCCCGGTGCGTCCT